GGACAGTAAAGACAAGCTGACCGGAGTAATGATGCATTCAGCGACTGAAGCGTCTTTAATGAAGCAAGGGCTAATTTCACTGGAGTTAGAATCTTTCAACGGCAAAGATATTCGCGTAAAACGCTTCCAAGGAAAGCAGGTTGTTGTAGACGATGGCTGCCCGGTAGCAAATGGCACTGATTATACTACTTACCTGTTTGGGCAAGGTGCTATTGCTAAAGGTAATGGCGGGGCACCGGTTCCTACAGAGACTGACCGCGATAGCTTGCAGGGCGATGACATCTTAATTAACCGCCAGCATTTCATTCTGCATCCTCGAGGAATAGCTTTCCAAGACGCTGCAGTTGTAGGTTCCAGTCCGACCAACTTAGAGTTGGCTAATGCTCTGAACTGGTCACGTGTATACGAGAATAAGAATATCCGCATAGCCAAGTTTGTTCACACTTTACAGTAGTAAACAGCTGGGAGGGGTAATTCCCTCCCTTATTTTAGTTTAAACGAGGTGAAATAATGGGTCTTGCAGGTTTTAATAGAATGCGTCGCTTACAAGCAGAAGTTGAAGCAAAAGCTGCTGAGGAAATTGAGATTGAAGTTGAAAAGCAGGAGCAGCAAATAGAAGAGGTAATGGCTGACGACGAAGTATTTGATTTTGACGATGAAGATACTGAAATGCAGGAGGAAAAATTGTCAGGTAAACGTAAGAAAAAGAGGTGATGCTAAATGACAGACGAAGAACTAAAAGAAGCATTGCTTTTGTGGGCACAAGAATATTGTAAAATGACATGGGAAGCAGGTTTTGAGCCAGCTGGGGTAAAGCTATTTGCTAAACAAGCGGTTGCATGGATTAAAACGCAAAACGGAATTGCTAGCGAAAGCTTAGGAGATTATTCGGTAACCTTCCTTGAAGCAGGAGCAATGCCAAAGGGGTTGCTGGCTTTACTCAGGCCATATCGAAAGGTACAACTAATATGAATCCATTCGAGAAATATTTCGATTCAACTGCGATGATTCAGCAACCTCAAGAAGGATATGATAATGATTTTAACGAGCCTATAATCACATGGGCAGACTTTAAAAAAGTCATAGGCAGGCTGCGACCGCTAAGCAGTGAAAAAAGAGTGGCAGCAAACAAGGAAACAGAGTTTATTTCTCATCGATTTTATTGTTCGCATTTTAGCGAAGCAATCCCGACAGGATGCACATTGTTGTTAGAAGGTAATAGGTACAATATCAAGTTTGTTCAAAACGTAATGACAATGGATAGGCTTCTTCAATTAGATTTGGAGCTGATAGTATGAGTGTAAACTGGTTTGGAAATAAAGTTAATGGAACAGTAGAGGCAGCTATCGAACAGTTTTTAGAGACGGCAGCGCTTGTCGTAGAAGGGGAGGCTAAAAATAGATGCCCCGTAGATACTGGCCATTTAAGGAGAAGCATTACAAAAGAGGTAGACAGGAAAGAAGCCAGAATAGGAACTAACATACACTACGCCCCGTATGTAGAGTTAGGTACGGTAAAAATGAAGGCACAGCCTTATTTGAGGCCCGCTTTGGACGAGAATAAAAATAAACTAGGCGATTTAGCTCAACAAATACTGGATGCTCATCTTGGAGGTGGATAATATGCTGGAAATAGATTTAGCCGAAAAGCTTAATGAAGTAAACGAGCAGAACTATCCGCTTAAAGCGCCTCAAGGAGTCATTCCCCCTTATTTGACTTATGCTAAGATTAGCAGTAATAGGAAATACACACATAGCGGTTATAGTGGGGATTCGGAATCAAGGGTGCAAATAAATTGTGTTGGAAAGACTTATTCAGAAGCTAAACTGTTAGCGCAGCAGTTAATAGTAGCGCTGGATGAGTGGCCTAATGCAAATAACATTCAGTCTGTTTTTAACGAAAACGAAATAGATATGTATGATGAAGACACGGGTTTTTATCAGATTCCTGTAGATTTTATAATTAATTATAAGGAGGCAAACTAATATGGCTTATGGTGCTTATGGTACAATTTTAACCCGAGGGGCAGCAGAGACTCCGATAGCTGAACTTTCTAAGATAGGCAGCCCTGTACTTAAGGTAGATACAATTGATACAACCAACCATCAATCTGAAGGTGGTTTTAAAGAATTTATAGGCGGCTTAATAGAGGCAGGGTCAGTTCCTGTAGAGGGGAATTTTATTTCGAGTGACGCCGGACAGATGGGGCTACTTGATGACCTGCTAAGCAAGACTATTCAGGATTTTTCGATTAAGTTTCCCAACGGCGCGGCATGGACGTTTAAAGCTCTTGTAGAAGAATTTAGCACCGGCGAGGCTGATGTCAACGGGTTATTAACTTTTAAGGCAAGCTTAAAGGTTAGCGGAAAGCCCACTCTTGGAGCGAGCCTTGCGGCTAATCTTACTGACTTAGTCGTAACAACCGGAACACTGGTTCCTGCATTCGCCGGAGCATCTAAAGAATATGTCGTTAATATAGCGTCAACAGAATCCTCGGTGACTATTACTCCTACTTGTTTGGCCGCCGATAGTATTTTAGTTGATGGAAATGTAGTAGCTTCAGGGGTGGCTTCAAGTGCAATTACCCTTGGTGCTGCAGGCTCAATTAAAAAAGTATCTGTCGTTGTCAAGCAGGATGGCAAGACCGATAATGCCTATGTTCTGCATCTGACTAGAGCAGCTAATTAGCGGGAGGTCTATAAATGTCTATAATTGAAATAGAGCTGGACAAGCCGAGAGAAATACGTTTTGATTTTAATGCTATTGCAGATGTTGAGTTGGAAACTGGCATGGGTATAGGCTCCCTGTTTAGCGAGACAAACATTGGTTTTAATACATTCCGGGTCTTACTTTGGGCAGGGTTAAAGCATGAAGACAGAGGCATAACTAAAGCTAAAGCTGGGGAGCTTATAGGAAATTACTTAAAGAATGGCGGCTCGTGGACCGAGTTAGGCGACAAGATATTCGAGGCGATTGAAGCAAGCGGAATAATGGGAAACTAGATGGGGGCATCTATCGCCCCCTTTGTAATTCTTGGGATGATATTGAAAAAATAGCTTATGGAGCATTACAGCTAAAACCTAATGAGTTGGGAAGGTTGACGTTTTATGAGCTCAATAAATTAATTGAAGGATATAATTTCCGTCATGAGCAAGAGTGGTTTAGGCTAAGATGGGCGATATGGCATTTGGGAGTATTGATTAGAACGGATGATTATCCTTCTTTTAATGAATTTGTAAAGCCGGCAAAACAAGAAGCTGCAAAGCCCATGACAAACGACGAAATGTATAAACAGGTAGAGCAATTAAATAAGATATTTGGTGGAACTTTTGTTGCAGGAGGTGAATGAGAATGCAACTAGCTGAAGCTTTTGTACGAATTACAGCAAAAACAGATGAATGGCGGAGAGGCGTAGCGGAGATACAGTCGGAGACAACAAAGTTAACTCAAAGCGTGAGCGAAAAACTTGAAGCAACAAGTAAAAAGTTTGAAGCTGTAGGCAGCAAGCTAAAAGGAGTAGGAACAAAGATGTCTGCAGCAATAACGCTACCTATAGTAGGAGCCGGGGTTGCATCTTTTAAGCTTGCTGCTGATTTGGAGGACGCCTTGGGCGCTACTGACCAGATATTTAAGGGTTCGTCTAATACAATGAAAGAGTGGGCGGACGGGCTTGAAACTTATTACGGAATAGCTCACGGCGAAGCCCTAGAATATTCGAACATGATGGGCACTATGTTGATGAATATCGGCGGCTTAAGCGAGGAGGAGGCTGCTAAACAGGCACAAACATTAATTGAGCTTGCTGGTGATTTAACTGCAATGTATGGAGGGACAACATCTGATGCTGTAAGAGCGTTAACTGGAGCATTAAAAGGTAATAATACAATGTTGGACAATTACGGGATGGCAGCTAATGATGCTCTGGTAAAAACAAAAGCAATGGAAATGGGTTTGATAGGCGAGAAAGAAGAGTTGTCTTTAGCAGCAAAACAGGCTGCAACATTGGCATTGATAATGGAGCAAAGCGGGGCAGCTCAAGGTCAGGCTGCAAGAGAAGCAGATGGTGCATCAGGCTCTATGCGTGCTTTGATGACTGAAATAAAGAACCTAGCGTCCTCTATTGGTGATATTTTATTACCGATAATTACACCGCTCCTCGGAAAGGTAAATGAATGGGCACAAAAGTTCAAAGAGTTAAGCCCAGAGACACAAAAGACAATAGTAATGATTGCAGGTATAGCAGC